TGTATTCTAAGGCTTTGGAGGGTGATACGAAGTCTGCTCAGTTGTATTTGCAGGCTACGAATCGTATGGCTCCTGCGACGGTGACGGTTCAGTCTTCTAAGCAGGCTTCTCAGTTGTCTGATGAGGAATTGGATCAGTTGATTGCTGCTGTTGCTGAGCGTGAGAAGTCGGCTAGGGCTCAGTTGAGGGTGGTATGAACCTTGTTGAGTGTCCTGAGTGTGGTTGCGAGTATCCGCCTGTTGCTACCCATTGGATTTGTCCTGCTTGCGGTATTGATGATAATTCTCAGCCTAAGATGGCTGTTCACGAACTAAGGGAGGATTAATGGCTGTTCCGGCTAAGCAGAATTTGTCGATGACTCGTGGGGATACGGAGTCGGTTGTCTTGACGATGACTTCTAATGGGTCTACGCCAATTAACATTACTGGGCGTACGTATCGTGCACAGATTCGTGCATCGAAGGATGCTGGGGCTATTGATGCGTCGTTTAGTTGTACGGTGACGAATGGTGCGGCTGGTGAGGTGACGTGTTCGTTGACCCCTGTGCAGACCGCCGCTCTAGCGGCTGGGTTGCATTATTGGGATCTTGAGGAAACGAATGCTGGTGTGGTTTCTACGATTGTGGCTGGCACCGTTACGGTGTTGGCGGATGTGACTCGCTAAATGGCAACAACTACTGTTCGTATTACTCGTAGCGAGGAAACCACAGGGATTCTTCGTACCGCCCGTGTAACGGTCGTCGGTACGGCCACTATCGGGCCGACCGGTGCGACTGGTGCTACGGGAGCAACCGGTGCCACGGGTGCTACTGGTGCGGCTGGTGCCGCAGGTACGGTGGCTGTTGGGACGGTTACGACTGGTGCTCCGGGTTCTGGTGTTGCTGTCGTCAACGTCGGCACAGGTAATGCGGCTGTTCTTGATTTCACCATTCCTCGTGGAGATGTTGGCGCCACTGGCGCAACTGGACCTCAGGGACCAACTGGTGCAACAGGTGCTACCGGTCCTCAGGGTCCTGTTGGTCCTGCTGGGGCTACTGGCGCTACGGGTGCTACGGGTTCTGCGGCAACTATTTCGGTTGGTTCAACCACCACGGGTGCGGCTGGTTCTAGTGCTTCGGTAACAAACTCTGGTACGAGTTCTGCGGCCATCTTCGACTTCACAATCCCTGAGGGCGCAATTGGTGCTACGGGTCCTGCTGGTCCGACGGGACCAACTGGTGCGACTGGGGCGACTGGTGCAACTGGTCCTGCTGGTGCCGCCGCAACTATTGCGGCTGGAACCACGACGACTGGAGCCGCTGGAACCTCTGCTTTGGTTATCAATGTTGGCACATCAAGTGCCGCAATCTTTGATTTCACCATCCCTAGGGGTGACACGGGGGCCACGGGAGCAACCGGGGCTACGGGCGCAACGGGAGCAACGGGTCCAGCCGGTGCTGGTGTGGTCGTAGGGGGTACGGCCGGTCAGTTGCTGGCAAAGATTGATGGAACGGATTACAACACACAATGGGTGGATGCACCCGTAACGAACCCTCTGTCGAATCCGGCGTTCGGTGCGCTGGTAACGATGGAGACCAGTTAGTAGAGAATTGGAGCGTAAATGGCTGTAGGTGACAGAACAGAATCCCGTCTTGGTGGCCCAGTTCAACTGGGTACGACGACGACCACGATTTGCACAGCCGCAACCGGTTATGCCGAGGTCATCAAGCAAATCATCATTGCCAACACGGACACCGTTGACCGTACTGTGACGTTGGCAATTGGTTCTGCCGCTACTGCGGCGAACCGAATCATGTCGGCTTTGCCGATTGGTGCGAATGATTTGATTGTGTGGGATACCGCAATCGTTCTCGCCGCTGGCGAGACGTTGCAGGGTTTGTCTGATACGGCTTCTAAGGTGACGGTGACTGTTGTTGGTTGGGAGAAGCAGACGGTCTAATGGGTATTGATGCTGGTTACGGTATCGGTTCGTTGAAGCCCGGGGTTTGTACTAGTTCGACTAAGCCTGCATCTCCGTATGATGGTCAGGTCATTTACATGACTGATGTTGACCAGACCGCTGTATGGAATGGGTCGAATTGGGTTGTACTGGCTCCAATTATGGGCGGAAGAAATAAAATAATCAATGGCAACATGGCCGTATGGCAAAGAGGAACATCTTTTGCTGACCCAGCAAACATGAGTTACATCACCGACAGGTGGACTGCTGTTTGGGGAACCGCAGGTAGAACATTTGCCAGACATGCCGGTTTTTCAAATGCTAGATATTGTTTACGAATTCAAAGAAATTCTGGTTCCACAGGAACTGGGAATTCCGGAATTGCCACATTTTTGGAAACCACTGAATCAATTCCATTTCAAGGTAAAAAGATTACCCTATCTTTTGATGCGAGATGTGGAGTGAATTATTCTGCAAGTGGAAGTCAAATAACTGCTTATGTTTTTACCGGAACTGGAATTGATGAAAGTTCATCAACATGGTATACACCCGGTTGGACGGGAAACACGCAAATAATCGGCCAAGGTGTAACCCTAACGACGACTGCTCAAAAATTTACTTTTACTGGAACCGTCCCATCAAACGCAACGCAAATTGCTGTTTATTTGATTGGAATTCCAACTGGAACCGCTGGCGCAAGTGACTATTGGGAAATCACCAATGTACAACTTGAAGAGGGTGCAATAGCAACACCATTTGAGTATGAGGACTTTGGTACCACGTTGAAAAAGTGCCAAAGATATTTTGAAAAATCATTCCAGTTGGAAACCGCTCCAGCCCACAATACTCAAACTTTTGCATTATTGAACAACCTTGGTTCTCTTGGTTGTGGTGGAAATACGTATGCAAGAATTGACTTCAAGGTAACAAAACGAACAAATCCTGTGTTGAGGGCCTACGACCCATTTGCAGCACACCCAGCGAATGAAAATTGGTGGCGTTCATATGGTGGATGTGGTGCTGGAACAGCCATTCAAAATGGATTGAGTTTTTCTTTATTCCAAAATTATATTGCTGGTTACGCACAATATGCGACCGATGTTGGTTTTGCTTTTGAATGGACTGCGGAGGCCGAGTTATGAGATACAAAGTTCAGTATTTTGCAAGTGGTCCGATGGGCGAAACGACCGTAATTACCGACACCGAATCTGGCGCAATAATCCCACAAGATGAAAGAAATTCTTTTTATCAGGCTTATCTTGCGTGGGTTGCCGAAGGCAACACCGCAGAAGAATGGACGCCAGAGTCATGACTATTTCTGCAACCAATCAGGGTTTGAAGCCGGGTGTTGTCACCTCATCGAATCGTCCAGCAAACCCGTATGACGGGATGGTCATTTACGAAACCGATACCGATTTGGTTCGTGTGTGGAATGGTTCTATGTGGAGGGCAATTGCATCAACAAACGGTGCGACATTTGACTCAACCGGCCGTATGACCAATCCCGTACAACCATGTTTTTTTGTTGCAAACGAAAGTGGTGCTGTAGCAACGGCGGGAACAAAAATTACATTCAACTACGAGGTGGTTGATATTGGCGGATGCTGGGATGGGACGAACAATCGTTTTATTGCACCAGTAACTGGTTTTTACGAAATCTCATACAGCATTTTGAATGCATCTACAAATCCACTTTGGATTGAAATAAGAAAAAACGGTTCTCCAATGTCTTTTGGATATTACCCACGTTCCTACACCAGCACACAGTATACACCTGCTGTGGCGAGCGGAATTTTGTCTTTGGCGGCAAATGATTATTTGGAGTTTTGGACGGGTGCTGGAACCGCACATTCGCATCACAATTCCGCTAGTGGAAAGTTGATTTCGTAATGCCGCTTTCATCAGTCGTTGGAGCACAATCAATCGTCAAGCCGGGTGTTTGCACGTCCTCAACCAAGCCTGCATCCCCATTCGACGGGCAAGTTATCTACATGACTGATGTTGACCAGACTGCGGTGTGGGATGGGTCGTCGTGGGTGGTGTTGGCTCCGATTGCTGGTGGAAGGAATAGAATCATCAATGGAGATTTCAAGATTTGGCAACGAGGCTCAAGTCTTTCCGTAAGCGGTGGAGCAGTAAACTATATTGCCGATAGATTTTACACATATATTGACGGGAATGGAACTGCAACTGTTTCTAGGCAGGCATTTACTCCGGGTTCAGCGCCAACAACCGGATACGAAAGTCAATACTTCCATCGTATTGCAATGAATACGATTGGAACGACAACGGTGTGCCAAGTCGGTCAAAGAGTTGAAGACGTGAGGACGCTTTCTGGTCAGACCGTAACAATTTCATTTTGGGCAAAAGCGGATTCTGCTAGAACAATAAATCTTTATACAACACAGTATTTCGGAACGGGTGGTTCATCAGGAGTTACGACAAGCCCAGTTGCCTTGTCCGTGACTACGGGGTGGCAACGACTTTCGTCAACAATAACTCTTGGTTCAATGTCTGGAAAAACAATTGGCGACGGTAGTTACATACAGGTGTTTGTGCAACCATCTGTAACTGCTGGTTTTAGTCTTGATACGTGGGGTTGGCAATTTGAGGCTGGTGCTGTTGCTACACCATTTGAGGTCGAAGACCACGGAACGACACTTGCAAAGTGTCATCGGTATGCATATCGTTCGGGGAGCCAGACTGGTATATACGAAATTCATGGTCTTGGTCTTGGTCAGTCTGGAACAAGAGTTGATTTACAGGTTGTGATGCCAGTTGTGATGAGAACCACTCCCACAATTACTCAAACTGGAAACATTCAGATAAGTGACACTGGATTTGCCGCAATCACTACAAGTATTACTATTGATTCTAATGGAACTGGAACGAGAATTGCCCACTTACTTTGTTCTGTGAGTTCTGGGGTTACTCAGTACAGGACATATCGTTTGGAAAATGCGAATAACACAACGGCAAATATTCTTTTCAGTGCGGAGTTATAATGTTCAAGATTTACAAAATTGACGACCGAATCATGTGCATCATCAGGACTGCCGATAAGGCTGCAATTCCAACCGACCCTGCCAACACCGATTATCAGGCGTATCTTGCTTGGGTCGCTGAGGGGAATACGGCTGAGGAATGGACCCCAGAGGGGTAACGAAAATGTCTATTTGTATGCCACACACTCAAATCGAAGGTAGCCGCTAATGGCCATTAGTATCCCACACAGCTTTACAGATGCAACCATTGCAGAAGCATCAGAAGTAAACGCAAACTTTGATGCCGTTGAAACCTTTGTGAACGGACTTCAAGACGGAACTTTACTTGACAGCAACATTATTACCACAAGCAAACTTGCGGATAACTCGATAACAAATGTCAAGATTGCTCCAGATGCGGTAACTACCGTAAAGATTTTGGACAATTCGATCACTCAGGCAAAGTTGGCGGACCGAACCGTTGGTTCAGCCGAACTTGACAATCTCAGCCTCAACGCACAGGTTGGCACCACGTACACGCTTGCTTTGTCGGATGCCCACAAGGTTGTGACGCTGAACAATGCTTCACCGATTACGCTGACGGTTCCACCGAACTCTTCTGTGGCGTTTGAGGTTGGCGACCAAGTGAACTTGTTGCAGTTGGGTGCTGGTCAGGCAACGATTGCCGCTGGTGCTGGTGTGACAATTCGTTCTGAGGGTTCTAAACTGAAGTTGAAGGGCCAGTATGCGGTGGCCACTTTGTTGAAGATTGATACTGACACTTGGGTTGCTATCGGTAATTTGAGCGCATAGTTATGCAGATTTTTGGTGGAGTTGGTGGTTTCAGCCCGGTTGAAGCAACGGGCGGAAACACCGTTGGCACATACACAATTTCTGGTGTCACCTACCGATACCACAGGTTCACCAACACGGGAACATTCTCTGTGACCAGTACTGGTTCGACCGGTACTGTGGAGTACGCAATTGTTGCTGGTGGGAGTGGTGGTCAGGCTGGCTACAACGGCGCTGGCGCCGGTGGGGTGCTGACTGGTGTTGCAAGTGTATCGATTGGCAATTACACCATGTCGATTGGTTCTGGTGGTAGTGGCGTCGAGGGATTTGGTGGCAGTTCTTCAAACGGCGGTTCAAGTAGCGGTTTTGGAATAACTGCTTCTGGTGGTCAGGTCGGCGGAACGTCGGGTAATGGTTTTTCTGTTGGTGCCGCAACTTCTTGGTACAGCGTTGCATCTGGTGGTGGTGCAGGTTCAAGCGCAAACGGTGGTGGAGGTTACATTCCGTCACAGGCGTACGCTTACGGCGGTAATGGTGGTGCTGGAACCGACATTTCTGCTTATCTTGGCCAGTCTGCCGGAACAACTTATGTCGGCGGTGGTGGAGGAGGTTCTGGCTGGTGGGGCAAGGACTGGGGTGGTGGTGCCCTGAATCCAAGTTCTGGTGGTATTGGTGGTGGCGGTAATGGTGCTGGTCAGGGTGCAACTGGTGGTGGTTACGTAATTCCTTCTTCTTCAAGGGGTACCGCTAACACGGGTGGTGGTGGTGGTACCGCCGCAGGTGCGCAGGGATACCCGGGAGACGATGGCTCTCGTGGAGCCAACGGTGGTTCAGGCGTTATTATTGTTAGATACCCAATTTCATAAGGAGAAAATCATGGCACACTTTGCACAAATTGATGAAAACAACAAGGTAATCCAAGTCATCGTCGTCGGTAACGACGACTGCGGTGGTGGTGACTTCCCAGCATCAGAGGCGGCTGGTCAGGCATTCATTGCTTCGATTGGCCTTGCTGGCACTTGGAAGCAAACCTCGTACAACAGTAACTTTCGCAAACATTACGCTGGTATCGATTTCACTTATGATCCAGCGGCTGATGTATTTGTTGCGCCACAGCCGTTTCCGTCATGGACGCTGGATGAGAACCATGATTGGCAACCGCCAACACCAAGGCCGGATAGTTCATACTTCTGGGATGAATCCAAGTTGGATTGGGTTCAGATTGAAAGAACGGAGCAATAAATGAAAATCACAGCAGAACACAAAGCGATTGCAAAGTCGTGGGCGAAGGTGTTTGCGGCCGCTGTTATTGCGGCTTACTCGGCTGGTAGCCGTGACTGGACTGTAATTCTTAATGCAGGTGTGGCCGCATTGATTCCAGTTGTTTACTCTTGGCTTGACCCGAAGGACTCTCGTTACGGTCGTCGCATTGTCGTTAAAAAGAAGGCTGTTAAGAAGAAGTAAATGGAACTGACAGACCTTCTCAACGAGAAGGAATGGCGAAAGTGTAAAGGACCAGAAAATGGTTCATCAGATCAACTGGTTGAGGCGTTTGCGTATTTTTGCTCGACTTATTGGACTATTCGCCATCCTGAGCGTGGTCGCATCAAGTTTTCTCTTCGTGAAGCACAGGAAGAAACTGTACGCACTTGGATTGAAGAGCGTTACAGCATTGTGCTCAAAGCACGCCAGATCGGATTCTCAACACTAGCCGCAGCGTTCGTATTCTGGGAATCATTCTTCTGGGCAGACCGTTTTGTTGTTATGCTGAGTCGTACCGAACGTGAAGCATCCAAGCTTTTGCAGAAAACGAAATACGGCTACAAGATGATGCCACAATGGATGAAGGTCCGTGGACCAGAACTGGTTTCAGACAACCAGCTCAAAATGGTTTTCTCAAACGATTCCGCAATTGAATCGTTGCCTTCCGGTAACGATCCGGCACGTGGTGAATCCGTATACCGTGTTGTTATTGACGAAATGGCGTTCTTGCCCAACCCTGAAGAAGCTTGGGCTTCTATTGAACCAATTGCTGACGTCGGTGGACGTGTCATCTGTCTGTCAACCGCTAATGGTGAGGGAAACATTTTTCACCAGTTGTGGGTTGGTTCGCAGAATGCGACCAACCGATTCAAAGGAATCTTTTTCCCGTGGTCAGCTGGGGATCGTGACCAGTCTTGGTATGAAGCCAAGAAACGTGACCTGCCAGATTGGCAGTTAGCGCAGGAATACCCAAGTGACCCAGAAGAAGCATTCGTTCGTTCTGGTCGTCCAGTCTTTGACTTGGACGTCCTCAGGGAAATTGAACCAATAGTTCCCGAAGAGGGTTATTTGAGTTCAACCAGCGTCAGAACCGTTTTTAGGTTCGTTGAGGACGGTGGTCCTCTCCGGATTTGGGAAATGCCCCAGGAGGGCGAATCATATGTGATTGGCGCAGACGTTGCTGAGGGTTTGGGGCATGGTGACTACAGTTCAGCCCATGTGATTTCTGCGGACACAGGGATCGTTGTTGCCCATTGGCATGGGCACATTGACCCAGACCTGTTCGGTGAGGATGTTCTGGTTGCTTTGGGCTATTTCTACAACCATGCCTTGATTGGTGTTGAGTCCAATAACCACGGTCTAACGACCTTGAAGTCTTTGGCTAGGGTGGGTTACCGGAACCTGTACAAGCAGCGTAAAATGAACCATACGAATCCTAGGGTTTCTGATTCTTTGGGGTGGCGTACCACATCGGTTTCTAAGCCTTTGGCTATTGACGAGTTAAATGCGGCTCTCAGGGATCATGCTTTGTCTCTTTTTGATTCTTTGACGGTGGCTGAGCTAAAAACCTTTATTCGTGAGGCGAATGGCAAAATGCATGGTTCTCCGCATGATGACCGGGTTATGTCTTTGGGGATTGCTAACCAGATGCTGAAGTATGTTTGGCTTCCTGAGTACAGGAATGATTTGGAGCCCAGAAAGAACTCTTTGGATTGGTGGGCACGGCATATCATAAAGAATATGCCCGATAAACCAGCAAAAATTGGGTCGTTTAATGTTGCCGAGTAACGAAATTGCCTATTATCGATGAAAACTTTCCGTTGTTTAGAGTGTTTGACCGAGTTTGATGCAGACGAGCTTCCCAGAAGGGGTTCTGTTTGTTTTAAGTGCCATGTCAAGTCAATTCGCCTGGGTTTTACTCACGGTCAGGAAGATTTTCATGGTCCGACTATTGCCGAACGTCAACGTAAAACGGTTGAGGACGCCAGGATTAACGGTTATAACGCCGAACCTGTGACGAATTGGATGTAATGTGGAACCGATCTGGGTACCGATTGCGGTCGCTGTTATATCAGGTCCGCTGGTCGTGGTACTTCAGAAACTACGCAAAGAAAACACCTCACAACACGAACAAGGACAAATCCTGTTAAGGATGCTTGGTTCCAAGGTGGATAAGATCGGAAGCAAATTAGACAACCATATTGGTTGGCATGAAGGGCAAGAAGATGGCAAGAATCTCTAACCAGGAACTAATTACCCGTTACCGGGAAAAGATTGAACAGTCACGTCGTTGGCGTCGTGAAGACAACTACGACAAAACCTGGAAGCGCATGATCGACATGTACCGTGGCAAGCACTTCTTGAACAGCTCCGATGAAGACCGAATGCTGATTAACGATGCGTTTGCAACGATCAACGTCATCTGGCCAAGCGTTTCCGTGAACCATCCAAAGATTACGGTTAACGCAAGACGTTATGAAGATGCCCCTAAGGCGATTGTGACCGAAGAGGTTGTGAACTATTGGTGGAAGCATTACGAGTGCCAAAGCGAGTTCCGTCGTGCAGTCAAGGACATGCTGATTGTTGGTCATGGCTGGTTGAAGACCGGTTATCGTTTTGTTGAAAAGACTGAAGGCGAAGAGTACGATACAGCTGATGAGCTTGCAGCACCGGAATCGATTACGGAATCGGAAATCATTATCACCGAGGACCGTCCATTTGTTGAGCGTATTAGCCCATTTGATGTTTTTGTTGATGCCGATGCGACGTCAATTTCCGACATGCGGTGGATCGCACAGCGAATCCGCCGACCATTAACAGACGTCAAGAAAGACAAGCGTTACAACTCACAGGCACGCAAAGAGGCCTCTCCTTCGCATTACACGAAGTGGGGCCAGGATGGCAACATGCCACGCCGCAGCGAAAAAGCTGAAGATGGTTATGTAGAAATCTGGGAGTTTTACGACATTGATCGTGGAACGATTTCCATCTTCTGCGACGGAAGCGACAAGTTCCTGGTCACACCAAGCGAAATCCCATTCGCTTTTGGTCATCCGTTTGTCATGCTCAGGAACTATGAGATTCCAGAACACTTTTACCCGATGGGTGAACTAGAAGCCATTGAGCCGTTGCAGATGGAATTGAATGAAACCCGTACCCAGATGATGAACCACCGTAAGCGGTTCTCTCGTAAGTGGCTGTACAAGGAGTCGGCATTTGATGCCGAAGGTCGCAGTGCGCTCGAGTCCGATGAGGACAACGTGCTGG